CCAGCATTTGATAAGTCTTCGTTTGGAAAAAGAATGAAACAGGCCGGCGATGGATTTACTTTTTAATCGCAAATGTGTTACAATATAATTTTGGAGATATACTATGAGCAATAATTGGGTTTGGGATATGGAACGTATGCACAGTAAATACGGTGTATGCCCAGTAGTTGAAACTTTTGATAAAGACAAACTTCAAAAGTTTTTGGAATTTCGTATCAACTTCTTGCAAGAAGAACTTGATGAAATGAAAACTGCAACTAATGCAGATGATGTTGTTGATGCATTGATTGATCTTTGTGTAGTTGCTATTGGAACTCTTGATGCATACCAAGTTGATTCTCACGAAGCATGGAATCGCGTATTAGAGGCAAATATGTCAAAGGAAGTTGGAATTAAACCTTCTCGTCCTAATCCATTAGGTCTACCAGACTTGATTAAACCAGAAGGTTGGATTGCTCCAACACATGCAGATAACGTAGGACTACTAGCAAAGGTATTCTAATGTACAGCCTTACTGTCTTTAAATCGATATTCGATAACAAGACTGATACACGCGTTGACTTTGATTCTTTTGACAAATTCGAAAAGTCATTGTATCATTTGTCAACGCTGCCAGGTTATAAAGCCAAGCGTGGAGAGTTTACTACTAAAGCTTCACCGCTAATATCTCCTGCAGTATATAAAGAAGATACTACACGCGCTAACATTAATGTAATTGAATGGGCAGGTTGGGCAGCCCTTGACGTAGATAACGCAACATATGATGGAGACCTTGAACATGAATTGGCTAGGCTTTACCCTGATACTTATTTTATCTGCTATTCAACTGCTAGCAGTAGTCGCAGCACGCCGAAGTTTAGATTGGTGTTCCCACTTGGAAGATCTGTTAGAAACGAAGAAATCAAACATTTCTGGTTTGCACTCAACACAGAATTTGGCATGGTGGGAGATACCCAGACTAAAGACCTCTCTCGCATGTATTACGTCCCTGCGCAATATCCTAATGCTTACAATTTTATCTTTACTCATCGTGCAGACAGGCATCTTGATGTTGATGCTCTCCTAAGAAAGCACCAATACGATGATAAGTCTTCTTCTTCTAATTTTATTGATAGGCTTCCTATTGAAAGTCAAAAGAAGATCATTGAGCAACGACAACAAAGACTTGAAGAAATAAAGAAAGAGTTTGAGTGGTCATCATACAATGATTGCCCATTCGTCAATCAAAGACTTGTAAGAGATTATAAGTCTATCTCAGGCGTTGACGGATCTGGCCGCTACTCTATGATCTACAAGATCATGACTTCTATCGCATGTAATGCTATAAAGAAGAACTATCCAATCAGTGAGTACGAGATCGTGAACCTCATACGTGATCTTGATAGGGATACCTCAAATAGGTACGCCAAAAGACCTCTCAACACCGAGGCGTCTAGGGCTATAGAATTCGCCTATAGAAACGTGTAGTATAAAAGTATACAGTGTACAATAATTCGTCTTTATGGTATAATACTACTACAAACTGGAGATTTCTTATGAGTGATGAAGACCGCAATAATCTTAATTTTCTTTTAACCGTTAGCCCAGAAGTTTTTGAAGATTGGTTTGACCAAGCTGACGAAGACGATGTCGACTATGCACTAGAACTTTTGGCAAAACGTAAAACAGAACTAAATCTTAAAGAACTTGAGTTCAGTGACAGCGTAAAAGACACAACTGAAGCTAATCAAGTGTTGAGAAAGTTCATGCTATGAAAATTTCTATTCCAACAAGATACAAAACGCCTAGAGCAAAACTTGGTTATATTGGTGAAGTTTTAGTTAAGACTTACTTTGGTGGAGTTTTGTCGACATGGATGTATGATTCTGAAAAAGATCTTACTTTTTCAGATGGTAAACTTGGAGAAGCCAAAGCACAAAATAGAAACGTTAAACTAAATGTCTTTAGTATTAGAGCTCCAACTGAAACAACATATAAGAATCAGATTGTCAAATGCCAAGAAGTTGACAAGTTATATTTCGTAGAATATAATCTATCAGATAAATTTAGAATTTATGAATGCCACGATCGAAATGATGTGATTGAATATACTGCGTATATGGGTGAAGATCTCGGTAACGTAAATATGATTGGTTGGCCAATAGACAAAATGACAATGTTAATAGAAATTGAAGACGCTGAGGTGTGTGCTCAAATGCGTAGTTATTCCCAAGCAAAAACTATTATGAAAGATTTTCCAAAATGAAAGAAGGTAAACAATTTACTCGTGAATCAGCAAACATCCTGTTGGAAGCTGCTGCACTTCAAGAACGCAAAGGCCAGGATTATCAAAATCCTCTAAGCCGCGTACGTCAATCAGATCACTATCCACGAGGCGTTTATACAATCCTTGATACGATTAATGGTAAGATGCTTCGTATGTATTCCGTGTTGGAAACTATGGAAGCTGGTGGTAAAGTTAATTTTGAATCAGTTGAAGATTCTGCGATTGACATGATCAATTATGCCTCATTCCTTGTTGCATATATGCGTGGCGATATCGATGGTCAAGAACCTAACAAAGATATCTTCAATCGTCGTATCAGCAAAGAAACTCATCCAACAACTGATTTAACTCCTTCAAAGTTTAAGTAATGATGAATACCGTACACGAAATTCGCCAACAGTTTGCACGACTATATCGTGATCAAAAGTTTGTAACCGATAAGTCAGGCGTTAAGACTCTTGAAATTATGTGTGCAAACTTCTGGGCTAACTCACCTCTAATCTTTGGTGCTGTTAACGAAGATTATGTTAAACGTGAACTTGACTGGTATCTTAGCGAATCATTGAATGTTAATGACATTCCTGGATCTACTCCACAGATTTGGAAACAAGTTGCAGATATAGACGGCTTCATTAATTCGAACTATGGTTGGTGTGTATACTCTGATGAAAATAATAATCAATTCGCTCATGTTGTAACTGAACTTGAAGATCGTCCAGATTCACGCCGTGCTATTATGATTTACACTCGTCCTACTATGTGGGGTGATCATAATAAGAATGGTCGTTCAGATTTTATGTGTACTAATACAGTACAATATATGATTCGTGAAAACAAAGTTAATGCTATTGTGAATATGCGTAGTAATGATGCTTGGGCTGGTTATCGTAATGATTATGCTTGGCAGCAATATGTACTAGAAGAAGTGGTGCAAGAACTTCACTATCGTGGAAAAAATTATAATCGTGGTGAGATTTATTGGAATGCAGGATCACTTCACATTTATGAACGGCAGTTCTATCTAATAGATCACTTTATTAAGACTGGTGCTTTAACAATTTCTAAAGAAGAGTATGACGCAAAGTACAATTTGGAATGATAGGTATTTAGCTTTAGCAAAGCAAGTTTCTACTTGGAGTAAAGATCCAAGTAGAAAGATTGGTGCAGTTGCAGTAGGATCTAAGGGTCAGATTTTATCACAAGGATACAATGGTTTCCCTCGAGGAATTCTTGATAGTGCTGATCGTTATAATGATCGTACTACAAAATATAAGTTAGTAGTTCATGCTGAAATGAACGTTATCTATAATGCTACATTCAATGGTGTATCATTAGATGGCGCATCGTTGTATGTCTATGGTCTTCCAGTATGTTCTGAGTGTGCTAAAGGTATTATCCAAGTCGGTATCAAAAAAGTTTTCATATATACAGATGATGCAGTACCAGCAATTTGGACAGAAGCATATGACTTAACATGCGATATGTTTAGTGAAGCTGGAATACAGTGTGAATGGATACAAACATGAAGGAAGTAGATATAAATGAAGATAGCAATTATTATGGGACGAGGCATTGAAGGATGTGGCGTTACCAAGTTTACAGTAGAACAAACGAAATGGCTCGGCAAAAACGGGCATGATTTCGTTGTATACTCGTCAAAAGATAAATCATGGACACGTAAGAACGCCCACGATGTATCTAACGTCGTTCAATTGAAGTTTGCTAAACCAGAAGAAACTAATAAGATGATTGAAGGCTGCAACAACGCCGATGTAGTTATCATTAATAGTCTTCCTTCAATTGGACATCCTGAAAAATGTATTAATGAATTTAAGCGAGCACTAAATGAAATTACTAAACCAATTGTCCTCATTCAACATGACCATTCTTCGTTGTCGATTAAGCGCAATGCTGCAATCGATGACGCCATTGGAAAAGCTAACATTCTTTTTGGCCATAGCGCTAGCAATGATTTCGCTAAGTACGTATCTAAAGTAACTGAAGGTGGTGGTCTTACGGGATTTTTTGATGAAGATAAGTCTAAGACTATCTTAAACTTTCAACCAGGACTTGACTTTGATTCAGTACGTGAAAAGTATTGGAAACCCATTGAAATACAAGATACGATTATGAATAAATGGATTGGCCGCACCACAAGTTGGAAAGGCTATGTTCAGATGTTTAAGTTTCATAATGAATACCTTCGTCCTGGTGGCTATATCACAACGTTTGAAGGTATTGAAAAGTCACCAGCATATCTTGGCTTTCGTGAACTATCAGAATTCAATGGAATGATTGATAGACATATTGCCTCAACTAATCTTGAAAACAATCAACCAGCATATGTCTTTGGCCCATTTATTAATGATGAGATGCTAGAGCGTATGTCTCGTGTTGGATTTGGCTATCAGCTTTCAGTACTAGATGAACGATACATTCAACGTTCTATTGAGTATACTCACTGTGAAGTTGTATGCACGGGCGTAGTTCCAGTCTTTCGTAAAACTTATGGTGAACGCTGTACTCACCGCAAGTTTGGAGATAAGCTAATTAATTGTAAAGACACGGGTACGATTTGGCTTGACGATAATGATATGCAGCCTGCTTTCGATCTGCTAAATAAACTTGCCAGTGATAATGTTATGCGTAATGAATATCGTGAAATGGCATTCGAATTTTATAAACAACATCAAGACTCAAAGTATACCTTTGCAGAAATGATGAAACAGATTGAAGATAATCTATGACATTTAAACATGCTTCTATTGTACCATTAATTGGAGGAGAAACTCTTGGGCAAATTAATGCATTTGGTACAAAACCTGATTACTTACTTTCGTATACCCCGTTTAGTAATAATGATTCGCACTTGGTTAATTACCTTGAAGACGTTCCTTACATCCTCTTGGACCAAGGGGGACACCATCCTCATTACGTTGATATCGTTAATGCTGTGTGTCCTTGTGCTGGCCTCAGTTCTTTATCCCCATCAGCAAACTCCGATGCTGCTGTTAATGATTGGTTGACAATTACTGCCAAGTACGTGTTGGAAGAAATGAAACCTAAAGTATTTTGGGGAGAGAATGCTCCACGATTTGCAGGTGAGATGGGTAAACCTATTGTTGTTAAGTTACATAAGCTTGCACAAGACAATGGTTATACGATGTCGATTTATAGAACTAAATCTTTGTTGCATGGACTTTCGCAAGTTCGTGAAAGAAGTTTTTACTTCTTTTGGAAAGGCGATAAGGTTCCAGTGTTTAAATATTTCGATGACTATAGAGTTAGCATTGAAGATCAAATTAATCTTGCTAAGCCTGATTCTACACAGCAAGAAGTAACGAATAAGAAGATTCCAAGTAAGGATGATCCATATTATCGTTATGTTCTTGAAGTTATGCATGGAGGCATTTCACACGCTGAATTCCAAAAGACTTTAACTAAGTCTGCAGATGCAATGCATTATATTGAAGAGAATGGCCACAACTATCGTATGGTAAAGTCTTTCTTTGAAAAAGAAGGCTATACTAAGTTTGCTGCAAAAATGGATGCTATGCAAGATAAACTTGATGCAGGCGGAAATATTATGAGACGTGCTTCATACATACCTAAAGACTATATTGGAGCTTTCGTAGGACATCTTCCAGTGTCTATGACTCATCATACTGAAGATAGATACCTAACATATCGTGAGTGTATGACTATTATGGGTTTACCTCAAGACTTTGAACTACTAAATCCAGCTAGAAATTTAAATCACGTATGTCAAAATGTACCAGTGCATACTGCTACAGATATGGCATTTGAAATTAAAGCTGTACTCGAGGGAAAACGAGATATGATGAATGGTAGTCTTATATATCAGTTTAATCCTCAAAAGACTTTTGAAATTCGAGACTATGAACCATTAAGTAGCTTAGAATCTTTCCTATAATGATCGCCCTTCGGGGCGATTTTAGTTTTATAAATAGTTCTATTACCTATATTTTAGAACTAGATGGCAACTATCACATTAGCTAAGAAACAGCTTACTCCAAACCAATTTGGACTTGGCATGTCGCCTGAAGATTCTGCTTCTCTTTTTAGAAAAGTTACAGCAGGTTTAAAAGCTATGCATACTTCTAAGAAGCTTTCTACTGGCGTATTTAATGTATGCACAGAAATTTTAGCACATTCTCAAAAAGGCAAAAAGAATTTTGATGTAGACTTCTCGTCTTGGGTTACTCCACAGGAAGTAGGTATTATCGTATCTGACTTTGGTGAAGCATCTGGCGCGCTATATATGCTTAAGCATTCCGGTACAAAATTTGTTAAAGTTAAATTCCCAACACTAGCAAATGAAAAGCTAGTTGATTACTATCTTATAGATGGCGAAGGCATTGAATACCCATTCTCTGCTAAAGCAGGTGCTGGAGGTAAACCATCTATCACTGCTGTTACTCCTATTATAAGTAAGATGAAAGGTCTTAAGGGTAAGAGTAAATTAGCAGCAGAAGTTATATTGGCTATTGGTATTGAAGAAAAGACTGCAACTGGTAAGAGCACTGGCACAGACTTATTTAAAGGCCCATTGCTTGCAGCAGAAATTTTAAGTAAAGATATTCCTGCTTATTCAGCTTTAATAAAAGTTCTTCAAGATAAAAAATTAAAGACAGGATATTCTGGCGGAACGCCTACCTCAGAGCATCTTGATGCCGCTATGGCAAATGCTGGTATGTATCCATCATGCGTAGAAACTTTCTTTAAGCCTTTTATGGAAGCAGCAAAATCAAAAGGTTTTGAACTTAAAGACGAAACATCTGTAAAGAGAGCAGTTAATCTTTCACCTTATGGACTACCCGGTGGTAAACCGCACCGTGATAAAAGATGGGGATTATTACATTATCCTCTTACAGCCAATCTTATAAGTTGGCTAAATAATACAGACAATGGCGCAACAGATTTATTATCAAAAGCAGCAAAGACTTTAACAGTGACTCAGATTTACTTAGATGTTTCACCAGCTAAGAATCCAAAGACATGTGTATACACATTTAAAGAATTTTCTGATGCTCAATTCCAATTTGGATCTCCATCAAGTACACCTAACCCAATTGGAAATAGAATTGGATTAACAATGATAAAATCTCCTGCTAAAAAATAAGGACTAGAATGTTACAATTTAAAAATTTTATAAAAGAAGAAGCAGAAGCAGAATCTAAACAGCTTAAGCATATTACTCATCCAGAAGATCGTCCATTGATGCATGGACATAGTGGATTTGAGCATGCTCATGCTGCACTTATGCAAGCTCATTCGCACATGAAGTCTGGCACTAAGTCTAGTAATCTTACTATGAAGTACGATGGCGCTCCTTCTATTGTATTTGGACATCATCCAAAGACTGGAAAATTCTTTGTTGCAACTAAGTCTGCATTTAATAAGGATCCAAAGATTAATCATACGGAAGAGGACATTGATAGAAATCATGGTCATGCTCCAGGTCTTGCAAGTAAATTAAAGACAGCATTGAAACATCTTCCAAAAGTTGCTCCAAAGAAGGGAGTATTCCAAGGTGATTTAATGCATACGCAAGAAGACCATCGTCTTCATGAAGAACTATTAGTTGAACAGAAAAAAGTTTCTTTCACGCCAAACACTATTACATATACTGCTCACGGCGATGAAGCAAAAAGGATTGCTAGATCAAAAGTAGGTGTAGTTGTCCATCAAGAATATCATGGATCTGATGTTAGTAGCATGAAGGTTAGTCCTCATCCAAATCTTAAATCATTTAAAGATCATCCTGATGTTCATATGCATGGCGCAGAGCATGATACTAGTAAGGTAACTCATTCTGATCAGAATGAAGCAGAGTTCCATAAGCACATGGCAGCTGCTAAAGAAATCCACGACACACATGGACATGCGATGTATAACGCAGTACATCCAAAGCACTCTGGTGATGGTGGTCATCTTGCAACTTATATCAATAAAACAGTTCGTCATGATGAAGTCCCAAACGTAAAAGGGTTTCAGCAACACGTTGCAGATCATCATGCTAAACAGGCAGAGAAAGTAAAGACTGAAAAATCTAAGTCAGAGAAACAGGCCGAAGGTGCTTCTCAAGTTGCTCATATTGAAAAGAATAAGAATCACTATAGCAATCTATTAGCTCAACACCATCACCTTGCTCAAGCTAAGAATGCATTAGTGCGTTCGTTAGAAACACACGAAGGCGGGTATGATCACCACATTGCTGGAAAGAAATCAAAGCCAGAAGGTTTCGTTGTTAATACTAAACATGAAGGTAAAGAAGAACCTAGCAAATTAGTCAACCGTGCTGAGTTTGCAAAGGCTAACTTATTAAAAACTAAGAAATTTGGAGCAGAATAATGATAGATTTTTTATCGTTCCTTAAAGAAGCTACTGGCAATAAGCACGGTGTGCTCGCTGTTGGCCGTATGAATCCTCCAACGACAGGACATATGCAAGTCATTAACAAAGTGCATACTCTTGCTCAAAAACATAATGCAGAACATAAAGTAGTTGTTACTCATAGCCAAGATGCCAATAAGAATCCTCTAAGTGCAAGTCAAAAGGTTAAACATTTGAAGCGTTATAGCGGAGAGACTAATGTAGTTGCAGGTTCTAAAGAGAAGCCAAACATTCTATCTCATGCTTCGGATATGCATAAATCTGGAGTTACTCATCTTCATGTAGTAGCAGGTTCAGATAGAGTTGAAGCAACTAAAAAATTGCTAAATGATTATAATGGTAAAGAAGCTGCTCACGGCCACTATAACTTTAAGAAGATTACAGTACATTCTTCCGGTAAAAGAGATGCTGATGCTGAAGGCACATCTGGTATGTCAGGTACTAAAATGAGAGATCATGCTAAGAGCAACAATTTTAAAGAATTCCGTAAAGGAGTTCCGTCACATGTTTCAGATGCACATGCACATGAATTAATGCACGACGTACAACAAGGACAACTAAAATGATATCATTTAAAGATTTCATAGATGAAGGTAAACGCGGCCTATGGGATAATATCCATGCTAAGCGTAAAAGAATTAAAGCAGGTTCTGGCGAGAAGATGCGTAAGCCGGGAAGCAAAGGTGCTCCTACTGATGCAGACTTTAAAGCAGCAAACGAAGAAGTAGAATCTCAGTTTGATTTAATTGAAGAAGTTATTGAAGAGCTTGCTCTTGCTAAAGGACTTGATTCTGAATTTGTTTGGGAAACATTAGAGCTTGTTACTGATGAAGAATTGCTAGAATATGCTATTGATAAAAAAGGTCACAAGTCTTCCGAAGGTGGATTGACACAAAAAGGTGTTGATGCTTACAATGCTAAGACAGGCGGTAACCTACAGACAGCAGTTACTACTAAACCTTCAAAATTAAAGCCAGGAAGTAAAGCTGCTAATCGCCGTAAGTCATTCTGTGCTCGTATGGGTGGAATGAAGAAGCGTTTAACTTCTGCTAAGACTGCTCGTGATCCAGATTCTAGAATTAATAAAGCTCTTAGAAAATGGAATTGCTAATGTTAAAGTTTAAAGATTATATTAAAGAAGAAAATAATGCAGGTTACGAGGGAACTGATAAGTTAACTCTTCATCGTAAGAAGATAACACCTGGAGAGAAGCCAAAAACTCCAGATATGTTACCAGATTATTGTGAATGTGAAAATATACAAAAGAATAAATAAGATATAACGTTTACTTATCGATGGAATAACATGAAAAAATATAGACAGTTAGTTACTCAACTGCCATCTAAAAAAGTTGTCTTAGGATTTAATGAGTTTCAGTCTCCTTCGGCTGTTCATGAAGTCTATATCAACTCTATCAAAAAGTTAGCTTTTTCTCAGAAAGCTGATCATGTCATATTTGCTTCTTGCACAGAAGACAAAAAGATTCCACTCCCAGTAGATCGTAAAGTATATTTTTTGGAAAGAATGTTTCCAAAGACGAACTTCCTTGCGTGTAATGAAGTTGTAAATGATATAACAACTATCACCAAAGTTCTTTTTGAAAAATATAAGCACGTTACAATAGTAACTTCTCAAAGCCAAGTGGCAATTTATGAGAAGTTACTCGAGAATTTAAATGTACAGATTATTGGAGTACAAGATTTTACTCCAAATACTAAGATTGTAGAGAGTCTTAAGAAGGGCGATTTTGGTTCCTTTAAGAAGACTCTTCCATTTACTATAACAGAACTTGATAGCAAGCGTCTCATGAATGAGATGCGTTTGGCTATGGGCCTTAAAGTTCTTAAGGAACAAGTCAAGTTTGAAACCAATGAATTAAGAGAAAAGTATTTCGCTGGAGAAATATTCAACGTTGGTGAGATAGTAGAATCTGATGATACCGTATATGAAATCATTAAGCGTGGTTCAAATCATCTTTTACTTCAAGATGAAAAGGGAAATCGTGTAAGTAAGTTTCCTCAAGAGCTACAGTTAACCAACAAAGAATTTGTTTTAGAGGAATCAAATATGCCAACACCCGAGCCAAAAGTTGAAAAAGTTAATGAAGCACAGGGTTTAGAGGGTGCTATGGATGGAGCAGAAGATACTTTAGAATCAGATCTAAATGATAAGCAAATTGATGATATGGTTGGTGGAGTAACCGATGATCATGTCATCAACCATTGTTACGATGATGATGAATTATGTATTATCGATGATGAAACTGGTGAGCATATTCATGATTTACATGAAGAAGTAATTATGGAAGTTCTATCGCGTATGGAACGCATAAAAGCAAAAGTAAGATTTGCAAGATCAGAAAGTAAGCGCGAAAGAAAAACCCGCGTCGCTCTTAAAACTCATTCCAATGTAAAGACTATTAACAATAGAGCTCGTCGTTTAGCAATCCAAATGATGAAACAAAGAATTGCTAAACGTCCCCTTGATAAACTATCTGTATCAGATAAAGAAAGAATTGAAAGAATGATGGCAAAGCGTAAAGTCGTTATTAATCGACTTGCTATGAAACTTGTGCCTAGAGTTAGAAAAACCGAAAATGATCGCCTTTCGCATAAAAACTATACTAAATGAAATAGACAAATATGAATGAATTAGAAGCATCGCTTAGGGTGTCATTGGCAAATACGTTTGTCATGTACTTTAAGACACACGGATATCACTGGAATGTTGAAGGAATTCAATTCAGCCAATACCACGAATTCTTTGGAGATCTATACGAAGACTTATATGGAGCTGTAGATCCTCTTGCAGAAAACTTGAGAAAACTCGGTGCTTATGCACCAAAGAGTTTATCTGAACTATTTGACGCAACTACTATTAGAGAAAACCAATCTATAGTAGGAAACAATCTAAAAGATATGCTAAATAGTTTAGAAGCTGATAATAAGGAAGTTATTAATTCTTTGAATAAGACATTTGGATTAGCGAATAAGGCTAACAAACAAGGTCTTGCAAACTTTATTGCTGAAAGGATTGATACTCATGAAAAACACGCATGGATGTTAACGGCATCTCTTAAAGGAACATAAATGACAACTATAAAAAAGATTCTTGAAGGTAGAAAAGAACTTTCTGATAAGCAGAAACTGCATATTGATAAGAACGATAATGGCGAAATAGATTCCCAAGATTTTAAAGCTATTCACGCTAAGAGAGATGATGTATACACATCTGATTATAAATTAGATAAGAATGGTCGCAAAACTAAAGCTCATAAAATTAGTTTTAAAACTGGTGAACATGAAGTTAAAGGAGAATCTTTTAAACCTATGGACGAACCAAAATATAGTTTATCTATTCAAGCTCGTCAAAAAGAAGCGGATAAAAATATGACTAACAAACAAAATAAAAAGCATGAAGATATTGCTAAAGGCATGAAAAAATCTTATAAAGGATTTGTTCAAGCTTATGGTAAAAATCGTGCTGGCATGGACGAAGAAGTTGAACAAATTGAAGAAGCAATTCATGCAGATGACTATACAGCAACTTCAGAAAAGTCGCAGTTTGGTGGTCACCGTCCACACGTAGTTAACAAAGAAACTGGCAAAACTATGCACTTATCTGCGGCGGCGTATAAGTCTCCAGAACATGCAAAAGCTCATGCTAAAGCATATTTAACTGGTTATGCAAAGATGGGAATGCACGCAGCAGATCGTGCATCTATTGATTACGCTAAAGCAAATAAAGAACATATGGTTAAGGAAGACATCAACATGAACGAAGAACTACATCCAGAAGCACACAAAGTACTAAAGCATATTAAACCTGAACACCATGCAAAGTATACACCAGATATGACTAAGAAGCACTATACTGGCACCTTTGCAGATCGTAAAGCAGTTTTAGACGCAGCAGAAAAAGCTGGTCACTTAAAAGAAGCTTCACCGTTTGATTGGAAAAATACTCCACGTCAAACTTCTGACAAGACCCAAACATCTACTTTTCATGATGTAAAGAAAATTTCTACTGGCACCGTATACACTAAGCAGTTCGATAAAGACGGTACGTCAAAAGGTACTGGTGATGATGCTGCTAAGAAAGCTGAAGGCGCTGCAAAGCGTGGTAGAGGACGTCCAAAGAAGGATAAGTTTTCTGAAGCTGTAGAGTTCTTAATTAAGTTCGACGAAGAAACATTTGATTCTTTGATGGAAGAAGGATTTGATTCTTTCATGGAACAGTATGAGCAACTAGATGAACTAAGCAAAAAGACATTAGGTAATTATGCTAAGAAAGCATCACGTGATTCTACGATTACTCGTAAAATAGGAGCTGATTTTGAAAATCAGGCAAAGAAAGCAAGAAGCCCTGGAATGAAAGCTGCCTCTACATCACTTGCTGATA